CCTACCTACAGCACAGTAATTGCTTGGTTCATTACAGGGGAATTGAAAAAGGAAGCCTTTACCCTGACAGTCATAGAGAGCAAGCAAGTAGTGGAGCAACCAGAAGAGGAAGAAAGGCTTTCTATCTGCTGTGGTGCAGATGAGGATGAGAACATTGAGAACATGTGCAGTGCATGCCATGAAAGCACTACCTTTGAAGTCCCACACCGCAATCTAGACGGTTCTCTGGGGGAAATGCCCCCAGAGCCAGAAACCCCCAAAACACCCACCTTTGAAGAGGCAATGACGGTGGCTCATGAGAAAATACAAAAAGAACTTACCAAAGTAAAAATAGAGTTGGAAACAGAAGCCGAAAAAAACGCTCCATGGTGGCCTGCTACAGAAAGAAGGCTACTTGAAAAGAAACATACTTTAGAAGGCAAAATGTATGGATTAATTTATGCAGAATCTACTTTTACCCTCACACAACCAAAGGAGATTCCAGAAACACCGCTATTAGATGACAATTTCTTGCCAATCCCAGTGCCAAAAGAAAGGGGAGCGGCTTCATTAAAACTGGAAGTACGTGATTCTGTTATCGCAATAAGGCATGGTTCTAGTGATGAGGTTTTGAGTGAGTTTAGAGCAGTTGAAGGAGACTGGAAATCAATCTGCTCCCAGTTAAGTAACCTAGCATATAACAGAGGTTCATTATGGCATAACAGTTAATAGTTCTAAACTAGTTTAATACTTATTAAGACATAACGCCCCCCCTCTTACAGAGGGGGGGTGTTATGTTATATATATTAAGTAATAGAAAATAGAAATAATATATACTTAGCATTACAGCAACTTAACATGGCAAAGAAGAATGAGAAAACCATAAAAATCCAGTTGAGAAGACATCAAGCACTGGAAATGAAACTGGCAGGCAGTACCACCAGAGATATTGCTAACGTCCAAGGAATAAGCCATGTCCAAGTCCACCATGACATCAAGAAAGTCCTTGGTGAAATGGCAGACGCAACATCCAAGCAAGCAGACCATCTCAGGGCAATGACCATGGCAAGGTATGAGAAACTCTTACAGGCTCACTGGCATCAGGCAATGGCAGGGGACTACAGGTCAACAGAGATGTGTTTATCGGTATTGGGAGGGCAAAGAGCCATTGCAGGTCTGGATGCCCCAACACAAGTAACAGGGGCTGATGGTGGCCCACTAAAAATCAGCATTGATGAACTAGCAAAGATGGCAGAAGTAAATGGTTATTTCCCAGAAGAAGAAATCCCCCCAAGAGGTAGTCTTCCAGAATTTACAGAATCCTAGATTCTTCATGGAGAATGTCTTAGGGGCAACACCCTATGACAAGCAACTGGAAATCATGGAAGCTGTGAAAAACAACCGCAGGGTGTCTGTTGTTGGATGCAACGGCTCTGGCAAAGACTGGACTGCCGCAAGGACACTGTTGTGGTGGATGTGTATGGCATATCCGTCTAAGGTCATTGTCACTGGGCCAACATATAGGCAAGTCCATGAAATCGTCTGGAATGAGGTCAGACATGCTTACAGGAACTCCAGAGTTCCGTTTAAGGGCAGGATGTTCCAGACTCCAAGATACTACCTTGATGAACAGCACTATGCCTTGGGGTTCTCATCAGGTGATGAGTTCCACATGCAGGGCTTCCACAGTCCTAATTTGCTTTGCATTGTTACAGAGGCACATGCTGTATCAAGGGAAGAAATTAATGCCCTTAGAAGGCTCAACCCGAAATGTATCCTGATGACAGGGAACGCTTTTGTTTCATCTGGAGAATTCTACGATAGCCACCATGGAAGAAGGGATGTCTGGAAGTCTATTAATATATCAGCATATGACACCCCCAACGTCATTGAGAATGAGGTGATAGTGGCAGGGATGATGACCATGGACGATGTTGAGGAAAGGAAGGTGGAATGGGGTGAAGACTCCCCACTGTTTAGGGGAAGTGTACTGGCTGAGTTTGTTGAGGAGTTGGATGACACTGTGATTAACCTGTCTACTGTCAGAGAAGCCACCCAAAGGCTCTCAGAGCCGCAGGGAGAGATTATCTTAGGGTGTGACATAGCAAGATTCGGAAAAGACAAGACGGTGGTCGTTAAGAGGCAAGGCGATTTGGCAGAGATGGTGTGGCAGACTCAGGGCAGGGACTTGATGACGATAGCAGGATGGATTGGAAGGTACGCAACAGACAACAACGTGGACACAGTGGTGATTGATGACACAGGACTTGGTGGTGGTGTGACAGACCGATTGAGGGAAACAATAGGGCATAAGAACATAGTCCCCTTTAGAGCAGGGGCAAAGGCTAGTAGGGCAGAGCAATTCGGCAACCAGACCACAGAGGCTTGGTTTGCAATGAAGGACTGGTTGGGGGGAAATGCACAGATTCCCAATGAGGACACTTTAATTGGACAACTGGTTAGCAGGCGTTATGAAATCCGTTCTGACAGGAGTTTAATTCTTGAGAGCAAGCAGAAGATGGCTAACTCTCCAGATGAGGCAGATGCACTGGCAATGACCTTTGTAGACATGGCAGGAGTTGGAGTATGGTAAAGAATATGCCCTCTTATTATATTCACCGTCCCTATGGACGGTTTAACGCTGACGATTTACGGAAATTAGACCAAAGATATGAGGTTATAAATAACCTGTGTATTGAAAACCCCAAAATCACATTGGCTGAAATAGCCACCCATGTTGACGTTAGTGCGTCAAGGGTGGCTCAGTTAATCAATCAATACAATAAGAGATTCCCCAATACGCCCATAATCAGGACAGGTAAATGAATATGGTGAAGTATTTCAGATGTGCCATGTGCAATAAACTTCTGGCTGAATATGCAGTAAAAGGAACTATCATTGTCTGCTCCAGATGCAAGCATAAAAACTTTGCTTAGATATTCGTAAGATTAGGTGTTGACATATGTAAATAGTTCAGGTAAGATTCCCATATAAACAAATTTAGTAAGGAGTTAAACATGAATATCAAAGAAAACACCATAGTCACTGCACAAAGGGATATGAACAGGGTTACCACTTACAGGGTTACCACCCATAATGTTGGTGAGTTTGAAGCTGTATATGGCACTAGGGTGAATTCCAAAACATGGAAAGATTCCTTCACAAACAATCTTGAAATTCTTAGGATTGTTAAGAACGGTGAAATCAGCTTGGACTACATCACTGGTGTTGTAGGCTCTCTATAAAGAAACTAAAACAAGCAGGGGGGCGAAAGCCCCCCAAAAAGGAGTTAAGAAAGATGGCAGGTTTCACAGAGCAAGACACTGAATATATGGAATACATATTGGAACTAAATGAGGATACGGTAGATTCCACCTCCCCAGTTTCTGAGGAAGAAGAATATGTCTGTAATTTGGTTCATAAATGTAGGTATGAGCCTTTGAATTCATATCCATGTAATTGTTGTGAATGTTGGTACTGTTGATATAACTAAAACAAGCAAGGGGGGAGGCAACTCCCCCCAAGGAGTTAGCAATGTTTAAGGATAATGTTTATTACCATAGAGATGAGGCTGAGTGTAATTCTCATTGTGAAGATAGATGCACCATGATTCACAATAAAAGAAAGAGGATATCCAATAAGGTGAATAGTATAGCTAATCAGTTTGATGATTTATTAGCCATCACTAAGCCCAACACCAGAAACAATTTCACAGAAGATGACGTTGCCAAGATATTTGATTACCTACGCTCTGAGTTGAAGGAAACAGAGAAGGCTATCCTGAAGGGCAAGAAGCCGTTTACATTGAGGACACAGATACAGGTGGAGGCAGAGTAATGAAAACTAAATTACTGTCGATATTCATAGCCCATAAGAACAATGAAGCTGAGCATCATTGTGTTATGGGAAGTGAGACAGACTTACTTCCAGATGGCTCAATCAACCTTGACCAAGCAGGGGTGAACATAGCAACAGGAAAGCCAGACAAACTGACTATGAGGCAGAGGTATCAGAAAGAAATAGAGCATCTGCTTAGAACAGGAAGTGAGATTGAGCATACTGGAGTCTTTGGCTCTAAAGGGAGCATTGAAAGCATAGACTGGTCTGCTGATTATGAGCAAGTTGAAAGGACAGGGTTTGATGGAAAACCTTTCAGCACTTGGGACTATGCAGAATGGCATAAAGACAGAAACAAAGTCAGAGGAACTCTTATAAGAGCAATATATTTTCCCAAGACTGGAGAAGAAATAATTGTGTCTTCCAAGAAGACATTTCGGAATTTTTCATAGAAGGACTTGATTCATATGGTAGAATAAAAACCCAGTGGTCAAGGCAAGTACCCCCAAAGCTATGGAGGTTCTATGCCAAACTGGTTTCCATTCTTCCAGAAAGAGGTTACATATGATGTGGCTTCATCAGTTCCATTAGTAAATGATTTATCTAATGTTGTCTATCCAGAAGACAACTATGGAAACTACGCAAAAGAGGGCTATGGACGCAATGCAATAGTCCATGCTTGTATCAGGGAACTTGCGACTGGCACAGCCGCCGCTAAATTCTATGTACAGAGAGATACAACAGATGGGTTGGTTGAGGTGGAGGGAACTCCCCTTGCTAATCTCATCATGTACCCCAACGGCACTCAGGATTTCTATCATTGGTTGGAAAGACTGGTAACTTATCTATATGTCTCTGGAAACGCCTATATTCTTAAAGAACGCTCCAGAGGTAACCAGATTACTGGGCTTTACCTCTTACGGCCTGACAGGGTATCTATCATGCCATCAGGAGAAGGTGTTAAGGGCTATTCTTATGAAGTAGATGGGAAAGAGTATTTCCTGAAGCCTGAAGATGTGGGACACATGAGTTTTCCAAACCCCAATGGGGATTTGTATGGGCTTTCCCCATTACATGTTCTAACCAAGACAATTAACCTTGATTTATCCATGACGGACTTTGCCAAGGTGTTCTTCCAGAACGCAGGAGTTCCAAGTGGACTGCTTAAAGTAAAACGCAGGCTTACCTCCCAAGAAGAGGCTACAAGAATCAGGTCAAGGTGGAGGTCATCATTTGGTGGCACTAATAACTTCCATTCGGTTGCTGTATTAGATGATGACGCTGATTATCAGCAGATGGCATCAGCCCCTGCCGAAATGGCTTTGACTGATTTACATAACCATACAGAATCAAGGATTTGTTCAGTTCTTGGAGTTCCCCCAATTTTGATATCGGCAAATGTGGGATTACAGAGGTCAACCTTCTCCAACTATAGGGAAGCAAGGTTTTCTTTCCATTCTGAAACCCTAGAACCCTTGATAAGCAAGATTGTTAGATTCCTTAATTACTGTGTTGGCATGGAGATGGGTGAAACCATTGCTGTAGACCTTACAGAGATGAGGGGCTTTCTTGATGACAAGGAAACCATCAACGCAAGAGCGGCTCAACTGTTTACCAGTGGAATTGTTACATTGAATGAAGCAAGGGAAATGGTAGGGGAAGACGCTCTTCCAGATGGTGAGGTAAGACGATTGCCTGCCAACATCATTGAGTCCATGTCTCCAACAGAAAGCCTTGCAGGGATGTCTGGTTTTTCTGCTCTCTATTCGGCTGAAAAAAAAGATGACCCTGTGGCATACAGGGGCAAAGCCATGGGGAAAGAACTAAACAGGGACAGGGATGCCTTAACTGAGAAATATACCCCAGTTTATACCAAGTATTTTAAGAGCCAGAAAAGCAGGGTGGATGGAATCTTGGGAAGGTTCCTTAGTAGGGACTTTGAAATAGAAAAAGCAGGAGGATTTCCTTTTACTGCTGACTCATTAATCCCAGATACTGAACTGGGCAATCTTAGTGAAATACTTTGGAAGATGTATGTGGAAGTATCCAAGAATACTTTTGGAATTGTGAACACCAGTGGACTGGCAGGGCAACTGGAATGGTCAGAGGCCCATCCAGTGGTAGCACAGGTTTTAACAACTGTGCCAACCAGAGCCAAGATGATTCATTCCACTACACACAAGCATGTCCAGAGGGCTATCAATACAGCTTTTGAAAGAGGCTATTCAATTGAGCAACTTGCAAGAGGAGTTCCAGATGAAGGCTTTAAGGGAATCAAGACTGTAATGCAGGAAACTGAGAAAAGAGCGGTTTTGATTGCCAGAACAGAAATAATGAGAAGCCAGAACCTGACCAGTGTGAACATGTTTAAGAATCAGGGTTTTGAGTGGGTCAGGGCTTTTGATATAGATGGTGACCCCAATGACACTTATGTTCCAGCAGGTGACCCTTATGGAAGAACCTGCATTGAAAGGAATGACCAGATATATAACGTAGAAGACGCATATGACATAGAAGACCATCCGAATGGGACTCTATCTTGGATTCCAATGCCCAGAAACTATGTACCAGAAGGAGTAACGGTATGATAAAGAAAACATTGATGTCAGATGCCAAGGCTGTGGATGCTTCACAGGGTTTGGTTGAAGCATTTACAAACACAATGGGAGTTGTTGATTCAGATGGGGACATAATTGACCCTATTGCTTTCAATGGTTCCATTGCCAAGAATCTGCCATTACCAGTTCTGGCAGGACATGACCAACATTCAGTGGTTGGCAAGGTTATTTCTGCAAGACCAGTTCACATTGCTGATGACGAGTATAAGTTATACACGCTCATGCAGATGAACATGGAAACTCAGGGAGGGAAGGAAGCATTTTCCAATGTTTCTGGAAACTTTGTCAGGGAGTGGTCAGTTGGATTCAATGTCCCAGAAGAAGGGTGGGAAATTGAAGGAAGTGGAAAGTCCCAGACCAGAAGAATAAAAGAACTGGACTGGGTGGAAGTAAGCACTGTTATCAGGGGGGCATCTCCTGCAACACAGACAATTTCTTCCAAAGCAGAATCTGATGAGGAGAAGCCAAAAACCTTGTTGGAAATTTATACAGGTGAAACTCCTGAAGAAAATGCCTCTGGCACAGAAGTCCAAGAGACTGATGCCCCAGACACAGAATTGCTTCAGGCACAAATAGATTTGCTCAAATTAAAGGGCAAGAAAAAGAAACCAAAGTATTAAGGAGAATTTTGTGGAAACTTCAGAAATTAGAAGCCACGCCACTTACCTTCTTGAGAAAGCTGATGAGGCTCTCAAAGAGGGGAATGTGGAAGAGGCAAAGGCAAAAATGGGGGAGGCTGAAAAAGCCATCCAAGATGCTGATGCAAAAGACGAGGCACAGGCTGAGTTGGACAGAATGAAAGGTGATTTTGGAAAACCTATCAACACTGTTCCAGTTGCATCCAGTGACCTTGCAACATACGACCCAGATGACAATGGGGCTGAGTTAAAAGCCAGTTACAAACCTGCTTCTTGGGTAAAAGGATTACCTGCTGTTGCACAGCCAATATGGGTGCAGGAGAAAATGGGAATCAGGGAAAAAGAAGAAGCTACGTTCCAGAGAGACACATTTGCTAAGTGGATGATGTCACCATCTCAGGAAATCTTTTTCAAAAATGCAACGCCTGATGAAGTCAAGGCTATGCAAGAGGATAAAATACTGTGTCCCCTCAGTTAGTGATAACTGTTGCAAATTCGGTGAATTGTCGGGAAGGCTACGTCCAAAAGGATATGCTAATCCGCAACCAAGCCCTGAACGCTTTCAGGGAAGGCTCAACGACTAGGTGGGGTTCTGAGAACGCAGAACGTAATACACCAATAGTGCCGAACATCTCCAAGGAGATGATGAGATAGTCTGAACTCATAGGAAACTATGAGAGGTCAACAGAAATGATTGACCCGTTAGAAGAAATTCTAATAGTAACAAAGATTCATGAATTAAGTTTCATGTATTATGACAGATGCAGAAGGTGGGTACTTTGTACCAGAGGAATTTATTCCTACAACGATACACGACACAGGGCTACCGTCAGGGGCTTTGAGGAGTGCATCTACAGTTGTCCGTGTTGCAAGCAAGGATGGATATATTCCAACACTTGCATCCGCAACTTGGGGGGCCATCGCAGAAGAGGCGGCTTTTAGTGACCAAACTCCCGTGACGGGCCAAGTGCCATTCAGTATAGAGAAGTCAGGTGGGCTAATTAAGGTAACAAGAGAGTTGCTAGATGACTCTGCTGTTAATCTGCCTTCCCTGTTGTCTCAGATATTCCAAGAAGCGGCAGGAAGGTTTGAAGATGTCGGAATCTTAAACGGTAACGACACCACAAACTACGCAGGTATTCTGCAAGGTTCATCTTCAGATTACGTCATGGCATCTGCAACAGCAGTAACCGCCGCTGACCTGTTTGGAATTTTCTATACCTTAGAAGCACAGCACAGAGCAGGTGCTACGTGGGTAATGCCTTCGTTGATATCGAAAGAAATCAACAATATCAATGCAACATCCGCAGGTGTTCATTCAGTCAATGACTTGAATACTCCACCTGCTGAGTTTTTGCTTGGTAAGAGGGTAGTCAACAATGATGTAAGTGGAAACGGACTTGCAACATCCATAACAGCCAATGATGAAATTGCTGTGTTTGGAGATTTCCGAAACTATTACATTTTTGACAGGATTGGATTCACAATCAGAAGAAATGATTCCCTGTACATGGAGAACGACCAAATTGGATTCTTCGGTACAAGGCGTGGTGATGGTCAAGTTGGACTTGCCGCCGCCTTCAAGATTCTGAAAGCCGCCGCTAGCTAATAGCGGATAAATTGGTAGGGGGGATAAAAGATTATCTCCCTCTTGTCCTCCCTACCTCTAACAAGGAGAAGAGAAATTGGCAAAAGTAACCTGCTTGAAGAGTGTGACAATTGGAAGTCTTAATATGGCTTTTGTAGAAGGTAAGGAATATGACATTCCTGCCAAGGAAGCGAAAGCATATGGAGAATATTTCAAGACTCATGCAACAAAGAAAGCTACTGCTAAGAGTGCAGAAACAGAAGAGAATAAAGAAGCAACAACAGAGGAAAATAAATAGTGGCTACCAGACACACCTATGCTAGTGTAGATGATTTAAGAGACTACTTAGCAGGAACTTCTTATTCTTCTAACTGGTCATCAGACAGTGCCATCATGACCCGAATAGTTGAAGCCTCATCTGTGAGGATAGACAACTACATGGGAATGCAGAGTTTTGGCCCAAGGTCTGAGACTAGATATTATGATATCGGAAGTGGGTCATTGCGTAGGTCAACCCAGAACATACGCAACAGCACAGGAGGCAATATTATCGGGCCATCCAGTGCCATGGTAAACGCTGTTCCTCTGGATAGTTGGTTGGTATCAGTAACAGGGACTATCACCAGTTATAAATCAACTGACAGGGCTGAAAGCGAGTCTTTAGATGAGGGGTATAACAATGATTACTGGTTGTTGCCCTATAACACTAGCCCCAAGGTCGAAATAGAGTTAAATGAGGATACTTCTAAAGGTTTCCATGGAGGACAGCAAACTCTGGCTGTCACAGGGGTCTGGGGGTACAGTAATGACCTTTCTCCTGAGAAAACAACAACAGGAACAATAGCGACAGCAACAGAAACGGCTTGGGGAGTTAATGACGCTTCCACATTAAACACTGCCCAGACAATTAAGGTTGATGATGAGCAGATGTATATAACTGGAATTTCTTCCAACACTCTCACGGTAGAACGTGGAGTTAATGGAACAACTGCCGCAACTCATACGGCAGGAACTTCTGTTTATACGTATGTGTATCCCACTCTTGTTGTGCAGGCATGTCTTGACCTGTCCAAGATTTATTTCAGAGACAGGGATTTGGGTGTTACTCAAACAATTGGCACTCCAGAAATGGGAGTGACAAGAAGCGACAGGGAAGCAATCAATATTTTAAAAACTTTAGACACTTACAGGGCAACCACAACAGAATCACAGGTTTTCTTTTAATGAGAAGCAAAACCATTGTGGAAACTCAGGGAAATTTCTTTGACCACCGAAATGAACGGTTTGCTAGAGCATTGAATGAATCAATTCTGGACATATCTGTTCTGGGGGCAGGGAAAGTAAGGGAGCAGTTATACAGAGGACATGGTTTTGTCACTGGATATTTAAAAGGCTCTATCAATGGAGGGCTTGTTAAGAATTTCCATGGACAGATAGATGCAGGGGCATTGATGAAAGGAAAGAATGTTGTTTATGCCTCTTGGGTGGAAGGTGTTTCATCAAGAAATAAGAGGAGCAGGTTCAAAGGGTATAAGATGTTCTGGAAAGTCTTCCAGTGGTTGCAAAGACAACCAAAAGAAGTAAAAGAAATTATGGAACATCACGTTAGTAAGGAATTAAATTGAGCAGGTCAGGAGTTATAGATAGAATTGATACTCTGTTGGCATCAGTGACCAACCCAACCTTTGGGGCGGTTCTGAGAGGAGAGCCAATGATGATTTCCCAGACTCCCTCAGTGGCGTTCTGGTTATCCAATCGTGAAGTTGACTTTCTGACACTGGCAGACTCATCATCTTTGACAGAGTTTACAATCAGGGCATATTGGAGACTGCAAATATCAAGAGACATTAGAGAAGATGTGGAGTTAGAAGTATGGGATGCGATTGTAAATATAGACAGTGCATTGCGTGGTGATTCTGACTTAAATGGCAATGCGGATAATATAGAAATAGGAAGTGCTTCAACAGGATATACAGATATTGGAGGAGTGGCCTACAGGACTTTGGATATTCCGTTATCGGTACAAATTATGGGTGAAGTTACAATTACTCCATAGGAGAACAAGATGGCAAAAGTTAGTGGATTAAACGTTAGGTGCTTTGTGCAGGGTAGGGATATTAGCGGTGACGCTAATGCTCTGGACGGAATGGGTTATTCTCAGGAAACTCTTGATGTGACTCCTTTGAACACCCTTGCAACAAAAAGGATAACAGGAAGGTCAGATGGAAGCCTATCAATTAACTGTTATTTTGATGCGGGAACTAATTTGTCTCACTCAACCTTTACATCAAACTCAGGAAAACTTCCTACAGCTAATCAAATCGTTACTGCTCCGTTAGGCTCTGCTGTTGGCTCTGATTTTGCAGGGTTGATTGCCAAAGAAGCTGATTACAATGTAACTGGTTCAACAGGGTCAGCCATAACTTCCAATGCTAGTTTTTCAGGAACGGCAGGAGTTGGTGGAGAGTTCGGTGAAATGCTCACAGCATTTGATGATACTCATTCATCTGCAACTGACGGAACAGCCATTGATAATTCAGCCTCGTCAGCATCAGGGGGAGCAGGATACGCCCATTTCCTTTCCCTTGGGTCTGGAAGCGTTGTTGTAAAGATTGAACACAGTTCAGACAACGTAACATGGGCAGATTTAATTACGTTTTCAACTATTGGAACATCAGATGTTCCAACAGCGGAAAGAAGTGAAGTCACAGGAACAGTCAATAGATATGTGAGGGTGTCTTCATCAGGAACATTTACTAATGCGGTTATCGCAGTAGGATTCGCTAGATTCTAAGGAGGTCATAATGGCTAAACAAAGCGGATTAGGTGATTACATAGCGGTTGATGATAGTGCAGGAACGCCTAGAGATTTATCTACGGATATAACCAATTATGAAATTGGGAATAGCCAAAATCTCTTGGACGCAACTTCTATCAGCAAGTCTGCTATGGAAAGAATTATTGGATTGGGGGATTTAACTATTTCCCTGAGTGGTGTCTTTGATGCCGCATCCAATATGGCTCATGATGTCTTTAAGACAAAATCAGGTACTAGGACAGTGACTATAGCAATTGGTGGAAATACTACTGGATACCCTGAACTTGAGGCTGAATGTCTTGTTGGTGAGTACAATCTTTCAAGGGGAAATGACGGAGCATTAACTTGGTCTGTCACTCTGCCTCTGCAAGATGGAACAGTACCAACTTGGGGTACAGCATCATAATGGTGGTTAAGAATACTACAGGAACAAAACCGTTTGTCCTGCAACGCAGGGAAGCCAATCTCACGTTTCCAGAAAACCATGAATATCACGGTTTGGAAATCAGGGTGAAACTTGATGTAAATATTTCTACTTTCTTGGAGTTTCAAACAGTTTCAGAAACCAATACAGCAGAGGACATGAAAATGATGTTCTTAAAGTTTGGTGATGAGATTGTCCAAGAGTGGAATTTACATGATGAGGATGGCAAACCTGTACCTGCTACTGGAAACGGCTTCTTGGAACTGCCTCCCAATATCTGCACAGCCATGATTCAATCATGGGCTGAAAATGCGGCAACTGTGGGGGAAGGCTAGAGGCTGAAATTCTCAAGTGGAAAGCCGTAGGAGGTGGGACTGACAGGGATGGGAATCCTATTGTTAAGCCACCTCTTTTGGTTAATGCAGAAATGATTGACGGTATCTGTCAAAGATACAGTTGTTTGCCGTCTTCCCTAATGGGAGAGGATGTCAGCCTGTTGAAAATGTTGAACATAGTGAATATCGGATTAGACAAGGATAAGAATGGCGGCTAATGCAGTAAATATATTAGTTAACGCTGATGGAAGTAAGGCAACAGGCCAATTCCAAAAAGTAAGCAAAGCAGTAGCAGGGGTTAGTCTTGCTGTTGCAGGTGTTGGACTTGCTCTTGTCAAAATCGGAGATGACTTCACAAAATCTTATAACAATATAAGGGCAGGAACTGGTGCAACTGGTGCAGAACTTGAAGGATTAAAACAAGAGTTCCGTGACCTAGCAGGCAGAGTTCCTCAAGATATGGATGCAGTTTCTACTGCTATCGCTGACGTTAGTACCAAGATGGGATTAACTGGAGATGATTTAGAAAACACAACCAAGAAATTCCTTGATATGTCACGACTCATGGGGACTGAAGTAGAACCCATGATAAAAACTGTTTCTGATTCTATGGGAGTGTTTGGTGTAGATGTTTCTGAGACAGGGCAAGTGCTTGATGCTCTTGCCATGGCATCACAAGATACAGGCGTTCCAATGGAGCAACTTTCCTCCACCATGAGAGAGTTTGGGCCTGTAATGAAGAACCTTGGATTAAACTTCCATGAAGCAACAGCCATGTTCTCTCAATTAGAGGGTGCAGGTATCTCAATTACAAGAGTAATGCCCGGAATTAACGCATCTATGAGGCGTTTGGCAGAGTCAGGGGTGACCGATTTACGACAAGCACTCTTTGAAGGTATGGAGGACATTAAAAACGCTACTTCTGAGACAGAAGCATTAAATTTGGCAACTGATTTATTCGGTGCTGAAGGGGCACAGAGAATGAAGGTTGCCATACAAGAAGGTGCTGTTGACATTGACGCAATGGCAGATTCACTTGAAGCCGCCTCTGGCGTTTTAACGGAAATGAATGAAGGTTCCCTTACGGCAGGGGAAAGATTCGACATGATGAAAGATAAGGCAAAACTTGCCTTAGAGCCACTTGCGGGAATGGCATCTGCCGCAGGGCCATTTGTTGTTATGCTCCCTGCTTTTATTGGCGGGGTATCTGCATTAGCAAGTTCTACTATGGTTGCATCAGCGGCAACAAAAATATGGACAGGAATGCAATTAGCATTTAATGCGGTAATGTCTGCGAACCCTGTTGCATTAATTATTCTTGGAATCGTTGCGGCAGTAACGGCGGCAATTCTCATATGGAAGAATTGGGACACAATTGTTCGGGTGTTTTGGGAAACGTGGGAAAAACTTGATAATTGGATGTCAGGTCATTTCGCAGGAACTTGGCAAATGATTAAAGATGTGGTTAGTGGGGTAATCGAGTTTTGGTCTGAAATCATTAAAGGGTTCGTTGCTTTATTCAAAGGTGATACAGATGGAGCAATAGAACATTTCAAAGGTGCTTGGGATGCACTTAAAGGAGTGTTCTCAACCTTTTTTGGATTTGTTTGGAATAAGTTTGATGAACTGATGACAAAGCTACTTGGAGATAAGTGGGACAAGTTTAAAGAAATTATTGGCAACGTAGTTGAAGCAGTTAAAGGATATTTCTCAGGACTTGTTGAAGCACTTGGGGGGATGTGGGATGTAATTGTTGGGATATTCACAGGAGACACAGATTTAATTATTTCTGGATTTAAAGCCATTGTTAACGGTGTAGTTGAAATGATTAATTCAATTGTGAGATTAGCCAATACTATAAGTTTTGATTTACCCGATTGGCTTGGTGGGGGTTCTTTCGGATTTAACTTACCCGAAATCCCAAGACTTGCAGAAGGTGGGATTGTGAGAAGTCCAACTCTTGCCATGATTGGTGAATCAGGCCCAGAGGCTGTTGTACCATTAGGACAAGGCGGTGGTGGCATGGGAGCCAATATAACTATTAATATAATGGGTGCAACTTACGGCTTTGACGATTTTGAAAACAAGGTAGCTGAAGCAATTAAAGATGGAGTCAGAAGAGGTGGATTCCAAAGGATTATTAACTAATGGCAAACGAATTTAAACACGCATCAGTTGGAACATCTTTATCTCAGTCAGAGTATGAGGCAATCGGTGGTCATGTCATTGATTCCCAAGCTACAGGGGATATTATTTATGCCTCATCCGCAACCCAATTATCAAGGCTTGGGGTTGGTTCTAATGGTCATGTATTAACTTTGGCAGGTGGAATTCCTTCATGGGCGGCTACCGCAGGAGTGTCGGCGGCTGATTTAACTGGAACAACTCTTGCATCTAATGTTGTCTCATCATCTCTCACAACAGTAGGAACTTTGACCACGCTCACGGTTGATAATGTAATAATCAATGACGTTTATATAGGACATACTTCTGACACAGATTTGATGACCTTGGCAAGTGGTGGTTTGACAGTCTTGGGAACTATAACGGTTGGTGTTGACGATACAGGTCACAATGTTAAATTCTTTGGAGCATCCGCAGGGGCATATTTTGAATGGACTGAAGCCTCAGACCAGTTGGAATTAAGAGGAGCATCAGCAGATGCCGTAACAAGTACAGGAAAGTTACTTCTAACAACGGCTCTGACAGATGTTAACGCCCTTGATGTTATTGGTAAAATCAGTTGGCAAGCACCTCTTGAAGCGGGTGGGGGGGATGCGGTTTTGGTATCTGCAAAGATTGAGGCAATCGCACAGGCTACTTTTAGTTCATCTAATAACGAGACAGACCTTATTTTTTCAACAGGACACACGGAAGCGGCAACAGAGAAATTCCGATTTACTTCTCAGGGTGAACTTGGTATCGGTGGTGCAAATTATGGAACATCAGGACAGGTTCTAACTTCGGGAGGTGCAGGAGTAGCTCCTTCATGGGCAACTGCGTCAGGAGGTGGTTTGTCGTGGGCAGATTTTGTGGGTATATAAATTAGTGAACAGGAGATTTTAAAATGGCAGTAGGTGACCAATGGATAATGTTCGGGGTAGGTAGTGCAACCATTCGACCATCATCAGGGGTTGAGGTCGTTATTAAATCAGCGTGTACGTATCCTCTTGGAACTACTAATTACGGGTACGCATACCATGTATCAAGTTCTACTTCGGGAAGTGCTTATGGCATTGTGGCAGGAACTTATTATGGATATGGAAATAGTTATCAATTAAAACCAAGCATGAAAAGTGAATACCACGGTTCAGCCACAACATCAGAATCTGAAAATGTTGCAATTCCTATAAATAATACCTATTACATAGATGTTAGTTATACAGGGACTTACTCCCCTGCTTACAACATGGGTGGATTTATAACAAAAGATTAAAAAGGGGGAGTCATGGCGAAATGCTGTAACTATACTGACAATACGAGTCCAACGTTGGCTCAATGTAAGGCAATTGAAACCAAGTGGAATGAGTTTTGTAATAATTACTTCACAACTATGGATGATAAATATCCATCAACCGATTTAACCAAGGTCGATTTAGACCAAGGGACAACATTACTACAAGACCCATTAACCAAAGTTGTTCAAAAACACCCAACGACCAATCGCCCTATGTACAGAGTCATGACAGTTGATTTGGATGCAATTGAAGTTGCTGATGAAGAAATTTCTGCTCTTAGATTAAAGGGGCATGTCGTAGATATAGATGACAATTGGATTCACAATGATTTTAAAATTTTATTAAATTCTCAAAGAATGATTGTTGGAGTGCAAGGTGGATGGACTCCCATTGAAGATTTGAAAGAGGATGAGGGATTGCCATCTGCTGACCCTCCTGTTGCTCCTGACCCAAACAAGGTTACTCGGGAAGGCGTGAACACACTAATTACAGCAGGAAGGCTGACCATAAGAACCCATGAAGGGCATATGCAATATGGTGGTTATATCAGGGAAGAACTAATCATAGCTGACCCTGCAGGAAAACCATCATAAGGAAATTAAATGGGAAACATTATTCAAGAAGATATCGAAAGACTGACAAGAGAAAATCCTGTTGCTAGTGAGCAACTCAGAAGAATAGTTGCAGAACGTGAGGCTAACACCCTAAAAGAACTTCTTCAAAATAATGGAATAGAAATTCCAGAGGAAATTGATGGTAACGACAACCTACCAGTTAGTAGTTGATTGGGATAACAGCGGTAGTTTTTTAGGGACATATGATGATATCTCTACTGACACCTTTGAAGTCCAGTTTCGTAGGGGAAGGGATTACGCATCTCAAGTCTCAGGAAACTCTACGGCAGGAAAATTAACTGCTTATTTAAATAATGAAGGCGGTAAATATTCACCGTCAAATTCCTCTTCTGTTTTAGCAGGAAACCTTGAGGTTGGTAGACCCATTAGGTTTGGTCGTGGGGCATCAAGTGCTTTTCCTTATACATTTCCTTTTGATTTTTCTACAGAAGCAATTCCAGTATGGACTGGAAAACTGGAATCAATAAAACCCGAACCGTCAGGGACAGGGTTAAACAGAGCCGTTTTAACAGCAGTTGGCCCATTGGGATATATCAATGATTTGATTCCGATTTCCTCTATGGAAGAGGACATCAGAACTGATGAAGCTATTGGAGTAATTCTTGATGATGCAGGGTGGCCTTTAGCCGAAAGGGAACTGGCAGAAGGGCAGACAACAATGACAAGATGGTGGACTGATTCATTAAACACAATTACAGCCCTGAGAATTATTGAAGAAACGGAGAATGGCTTTGTAAAAGAAAAAGCTAATGGGTATATAGCTTTTGAATCAAGAAATACTAGGCTTTCTGCCCCATACACCACCTCTCAAGCTACATTTAGCGATTCTTCAAGTGCAACCCATACTTACCTTCAACTTGAGCAGAAAGACCCTATAGAAACCGTTATTAATAGATTTGATGCTAACTACACAGCTTATCTGATAACAGGTCAGCCTGACCTGTGGACATACCCCGAAACTGGTGTTGACAGTCCTTCTTTGATGCCCGCAGAAACAAAGATATTTATTGCAGAGTATCCCAATAATTCGTCAGACCCCGAAGCGGTTGGAGTTGATGCTTGGCTCACTCCAGTAGCAGGGGCAGATATTATTGCCAATACTGCCTACACAGGTGGGGGAACAAATGCCTCTAGTAGTATGGGAATCACCCAGACAAAAGATTCCAATCAAATGAGGATAGCTGTAACGAATAATTATGTTGACGCAACAACAGGATTGCCTGCCCAAGTTTGGTTGACTACGTTAAAGGCTAGAGGAACTCCAATCAAATTAAAAGATACGACATTGGTAACTCAAAGCGATAGTGCAAGTGTTGCGAAATATGGGGAAAGAAAATTCACCGCTGATACTCCTTTTTTCCCATCTTTGGCAATTGCTCAGAGTTGGTGCAATTATCAGATTCAGATGTATTCGACCCCAATCAATATTATGACAATGACATTTAACGCAAATGTCTCTCAGAATAATATGGATGCCGCTTTAGAATTAGACATATCAGACCGAATAACCTTAGTCGCAACAGGGAATGCAGAACTGGGAGTGTCTCAGGATTTCTTCATAGAGGAAGTCAATCATTCAGTAACAAATGGCGGTCAAGTTCATATGGTAACTTGGAAACTAAGCCCTGCTGATTCGGGATATACTCAGTTTTGGAAATTAGATACTGGTAAGCTAGATACCACAACCGTTCCTGCATATTAGGAGAAACAGATGGCTTGGACTGCTCCGAAAACTTGGGATGAAACTGTTGTAACTGCGGCAATGTTAAATGAGCAAATCAGGGACAATTTCCTTGCTCTTGACCAACATACGCACACAGGAGCATCAGGGGATGGGTTCAGCAATTTAGATGTTGGTGGAACTTATACAGGTCAGACAAATATGACCCTAGCAAGTAATGCGGAAGCACTGACTCAACTTGGAGAACTTAGAAGACAGGGAGATGAGGTCAGGTATTTTAATGGAGTTACTGTTCAGCTTTCAGCAGATGCTGATGCCGCTATTCCAAGTGCAAGAACCTTGGGAACAGGTGCAACTCAAGCCGCCGCAGGAAATCATACTCATTAGGAGATGTTATGGCTAAGACAGAAACAGAAATAAATACAACTGCAAACTATGTAAGAAACACTCTTTTTTCTTCTGAGGTTTCAGCATTGGGAACAGGAGAGTATTTAAGTGTTTCCGCAGATATAGACGGTAATATTTCTGTGGCTACTAATGTGGATTCAATAGACGCAAAAACAAAGTTCAATACTGCCAAAAACGGTGGGGACTCAAATCTATCAGGATGGGAGATAGTGTAATGGCTTGGACAGCACCTGCAACATGGTCAACGGCTCAAATAGTAATGGCATCAGGAAGTGGTTCTCTTAATGAACAGTTAAGGGACAATATGTTAGCGTTAGACCAACACGCTCATACTGGAGCGGCAGGAGATGGTTCTTCAACTCTGACAGGGGTGTCCTTTTCTAATGTTGCAGGGTATCAATTTGCAGACCAATCAGCCAACCCATCTGTCACAGGAACTATCCAAAGAAATGGGGCTAACATTCTTTATTATGATGGTTCTAGTGCTATTGATTTAACGGCATCAGACCAAGCGGCAGGGACTGCATCCTTGAGAAGCCTTGGAACGTCAGGAACTGTGGCGGCGGCAGGAAATCATCAACATCAAATCGTTTTGAGTACAGGAGTTGACGGAGGCTGTTCTACCATTGCTACTTCAGCCATTGGAAGTGGGGATGTTGCTGAAAATGACATGTACAACGCTACCTATACAGCTTCAGATAATAATTCGATAGTTTCTATTGTGGCGGGGGGATTTGTTGGAAATAATCAATTTGGAAGCAGTTCATATCAAACTGTTGACGTAACATTGAAACTTTATATTGGCGGTGTTTTACAGCAGACGATTACGGGATATTCCACAGCAAGTGTATGGCCTACAGGGTATGGAGAAGTTCAAACTCTTAGGAGAAATTTCATTGGCTCTACAGGAGGAACAGCAGTAAGGGTTACTTCACAGGTTGAAGGGGCAGGGTGGACAACGGCTCTTGGATATATCAGGGGCAGAAAGAGTGTTTACGAAAATGTGATAACCGTGTAAGGAAATAAAAAATGAGCAAGGACAGCGATGTCAGCTTTTTGCTCAACCAGTTGGATGACCTAAAAAGAAGAATTGAAAGAATGCAGAAGGATGAAAAGATGAGCAAAAGATTAGCAGGCTACGGATTAGGAATAGGTCTAACTGGATTGGCAATAACTGCATATTTATTAGTCAGACACATAAGAGATGGCGGCCCATAAATGGACTTCAAGAACATGAAGGTAATGATTGGAATTATTGTTGCAATCGTTGCCCAAGCATTTGGAATGATTTGGTACATTGCCCAACTTGATTCCACAGTAACTAATAATACTGTTGCTATAGAAAGCCTTGAAGTATTTGATGATACTGCCCTTATAGAATCCATGGAGGACTTTGATAACCGTTTAGATGATATTGAGAAGAAACAGGCCATTATAGAAAATGAAATGAGGTCTATTATGTCAGACCACTCTAGCTTCAATGAGGTACTAAAAGATTTGGGCCAGAGTGGATATGGAGACAATAGACAATACGGAAATTACGGAGGCAATTAATGGACATGTTGAAAATGAAAGTTTCAACAGTAATGGCGATTGCTTTGACAATCTCCTTAATACTGGTGGGAATTGTTGGACTGATATTAAGTTATTTTAATCCTCTAAATTGGATTCCTTACACTGTTCCCTGTATTGATTATGTTGGATGTTGGATTCAGCCTTCTCTCATTTACCTAAGTGGCGTAATCGAGACGTTAAACGCCAATTGGTTAGTAACACTGCCAACCTCTTTCGTACTCCTCTCTATGGGGCTTCTACAGCCCGAATCTCGTAGAAATATCAAAGCCTTTCCTCGTAAGGTTCTCTCTGCATACCGCAAAGTCTGTTCATGGCGTGATTGGCTCTTTGCCAAGATTGAATATCTTAATGGTGAATCTGCCAAGTGGAGAAGGGCTTTTAATATCGCAAAATCACCTTATTCAGCCTTGCGATTTATGGGCCTAAGTCCACAAATGGCCATAGGGCTATTGGTGGCAGGAAGTACCGCAACAACAGCGGTGACCGTTAATGAGGTCACACAGTCCAAGTCATTCTCAAATTCAGATTCGGGGGTTTATGATGCTCCCAGTGATGTTCCTCTAGCATTAAATACCAAGGACTTACCTTCTCCAATAATGCAGGCTTTAAGTGAAGAAAATACATTGGCTATTTCTTTGGGGGCAATTCCTGTTAGAGAGATTAAATTAGATGACATAAGCATTGGTGAAATCTATAAAGGAAGTGCAGGGTCAGACGCAGGAAACACTTCTGTTATTCCAAGTGTTTGCGATGCCACAAATCCTGCCAAATCTGGAAATGCAAAATGCCCTGCAATATTGGTTACTGGAATCCCTGCTATTGCCGCATCAGGAGACACTCCTGCACAGGTAGCCACTAGAATACGGATAGGCGAAATGACAGTCTCAAAATCGAGATGCAAGATTTTTCAGCTAGAAGATTCAGATATCCATACGACTGAAGTCCATTTCAATGTGGCTGATGGCCTGAGTATTTATCAAACAGCAGGCACAGCCCCACGCAGGACACAGCTTTCAGGCTCTCATAGCAGTGAAAATATGAATACTTCTGGAGGTACTTTTGACAGGTTGCTCATCATAGCAGGCACAAGTGGGGTAAATGGAACTATCGGCACATTAAATTTATCAAATATTTTTAGCAAGGGGGGCCCGTGTATATTTAAAAATTTGGACATCGGAGTCTTGAAGATATTAGAGAATGAAGTAGGTCATGATAATAATTTATCTACTAAGGATTTCAAGATATTAAATACCACCACATCTCGTAACTGGAGTTTAATAGATAACTTTGAACTAAACTTTACTGAGCCTGCAACACAGCTTGCGAATCCATAAAGATAGCTATGTTTAATTGGATTACTAGCATGTTTAAGCCTAAAAAGGGATATTGTTTTAAATGTAAAAGACTTCAGTCAGTTACTGAAGTCACTTATGTTCATTTAGATAACGGTAGAAGGCAATTAAAAGGATTGTGCAAAGCATGTAATACCAAGGTGAGTTCATATGTTTGATTATAGAGTGAAGATTACAAGAGTAGTTGATGGGGACACTGTAGATGCAGAACTGGACTTAGGTTTTGACATTATCTACAGGGATAGAATCAGGCTTATGGGGATTGATACTCCAGAGTCTAGAACCAGAAACAAGAAAGAAAAAATACTGGGAATGGCAAGCAAGGATAGATTGAAAGAATTATGTGCCATGCACAGGGGGAACATCTATTTAAAGACCTCTAAGGAGGGCAAAGGGAAGTTTGGAAGGATTCTGGGGGACTTATACCCCATGGACTCAGAAGTGTCTCTAAATTCCATGCTTATTGCAGAGGGACATGCAAGACCATACTTTGGTGGAAGTAAGAATGAATTTGGGGAATGGACATTAGAAACAGGATGCGATTGTGGAGGGAGAAACAGAAACTGTGAAGGCACATGGCAAAGGTGGACAAAGAACGGTTACGTTCCAATGGGTTGAACCTAGCAGGATAAAGATACCAGAACCTGTTAAAGAAAAACCTAGAAAAAGAAAGCCGCCAAAAAAATTAATTCAGTTAACTGCTAAGTTCGATAGCGATTGCTATTACGCATATGTAACAGGATGCGGAGACATAAAAGCAGGAGATTACATCCATTGGGAAGGTGCTAATATGGCATGGCACTTCAAGTGTATGCAGGAGGATTATTATGCCTAAAAGATGGTGGGAAATTATTCACATAAGACCACAAGTTTTAACGGCAATTATAGTATTGGGGATTACAGGAATCCTTGGTATTTTTCATAACATGAATGAAATATCTGGAGTATGTGCCGCAGGCATTATTGCTCTTTCTAAGGATGTTATTACTTCAGATGGTAATTAAGACATAACATCCCCTTATTCCTATAAGGGGTGTTATGTTATACCTCTTAATACCCTAAGAATACATTGATGAACATTGATGTATGGAATTACTACTTGACATATGTAAAGAACATGTCTACTATGTACACATAAACAAACAAGTCATGGGTCTGGGATTAGAAAAGCACTAAGCGAAACCAGACCCAAGGAGTTAAAAAATGCCAGAACTAACAATCAAACAGCTTCAAGTAAAAGTTCTTACTCAGAATTATTGTTTGCAAGAAGAACTGAATTGGGCAGAAGCAAAAATAGAAACCCTAAAAGAAGAGCCTTGCACCCGATTTGTAGACCCATTTGATGGAGGAACAATCACAGCCCATGGCAGTTCTTGGGATTTTGAATGTGGGCCTCATCTCCAAATAGGGGAACTATCCCAAGAAATAGACCGAATAAAAGAAGATATGGCTCATCTTAATGAACTAGGAGTTCATCAAGTATTTTGGGCAGAACTTCCAGAACCTAAACAAGAAGATGAGGATGAAGATTTACCTTGGTAATAAACAAGCAGGGGGGCGAAAGCCCCCTACTAAAAAGGAGAACGGATATGTCTGTAGAACTGCAAAGAACTGATAGGTGGAATGAAGACCCCACTATTGATGAATTAGTGGAAAAGGTTAAGGCTCATGCTTACCTTCATTATGAAGAGGAAGGTGGATGGGATTTTGTCATTGAAACTATGGAAGATTCAGATATAAAGGAACTGCTTACTGGCACAGGAGACTGGGAAGGAAGCTATTCTCCAGTTATCACCCTAGAGCAAGCTATTAAAAGGGTTGGTGACCTTGTATCGCTTTGGGATGAGCAAAGATTTGATATTACTTGGTGATTAGGTTGACATAGGTAAAGGGGATGAATTAACATTCCCTTTACATACGTAAAAGGCGAAAGGAGTTAAATCTATAAAGGAGGTGCTAATGACAACAATATGCAAGAACAGTTAAAACACATAGACACATACAACCCAGACAACTGGGGGACTATGAAGGAATGTGGAAAACACTTTGGGATTTCCAGACAAAGGATTCATCAACTTTTACTACAGGGCAGATTAGGAGAATGTGAAAAGGCTTTTTCCCCTGTCGTATCTGGAAGCCAAGTCTGGATGATTCCAAAACCATTTGAGATGACAGTAACCAAACATTGGGTCAAGGGCCATACAAGAGATGTAGACGGCAAGTTAATAGAAGTAGACCCATATGTTAAAGAAAGTAAATATTAAAAAAAGGAGTGAAATTGCCAGAACAATATGAAGCAGAGGTGCATTACCTCAAAGATACAAATAAATATGTCTACACCATTGGGATGAAAGTCCCTGCCATATCGGGGTTCGTAGACAACAACTACACCATGGTTAAGATAAACATGGCAGAAGACACCAAAAATATTCTGGACAGGTTATCTGGCTGTGTGAAAGCAGGGGGATGGACAAGAGAGAACTGCACAGATGGTTCTCATGATATTAGAAATGCCACTGTCACAATGACAAGGGGAGATTTAAAAATAGCAGGGTGTACCACCCATGATTGGCAGAAGAATGAGAGATGCCAAGAAGACTGCAATGGAAGACCAGTCAAAGACCCTGCAAGGGATTATAACTACAACTGGAACATTGATGGCATTGTTTTAGATGGAGTTAATGGAACAGCCTACGCAACGGCAGAGCCAGTTGCCCCAACTGCTTCAGTAAGCGTCCCACAAGCCCCAAAGAGCGTCTTTCCTGTAGATGCAGGGAAGATAGCCAAGATGAGTGAGGAAATCATGCGGAATGAAAGAACCGCAGTTATGCAGGCTATGTCTGACAGTGGGGATAACTGGGAAGATATAGCAGATATAATTGCACACCGTTTGAATTCCAAAACCTTTGCCCTGTTCTCTGATATTCAGGGAGCAATGGCTTCTTGGGGTATAACAGAACCAGTTGTTATACCAGATGTTATACCTGCTTCTCAGGAACAAAAAGAGGCAGATATTCCAAGCGTCCATAACAAAGTGGATGCAAAAGAGTGGTTTGAAAGTAAGGGTATCCCAGTGTCTTTTGTCACTGAAGCCTTGAAGGGAACAGACCATGCCAGTGCAGATGACTGGATGAAAGCAGAGGGAGCAGAATGGGTTGATTTTTGCCTCTGGGTTGAATCAGAATATAAGATTCAGGAAGGAGGAGATTTGCCGTGGTAGATGAGGGGGACCTTTGCCCTGAAGCAAAGCAATGGAAAAAGGCATATCAGTTTGAGCATGAGGAGCATAAAAAGACACTTCTCATGCTAAAGAAGACAATGGATGAGTCCAACCAGATTTTTGTCAACACCAGAGACATGATTGGATTTATGGAAAGGCTTGCTTCTTCAGGAAGTTATCCTGAGAAAGTAGAGAATAGACCGATTAAAAAAGGAGTTAGTTTTGAATGATTATGATGGAGGGTTGTCTACCCCTGAAATAATAAAAGTAGGCACACGATATGAGGTCATCTGGGGGGACATAGATTCCCCAGACATGAAGTGGACTCTGGACAGGGTGGAAACTTCCAGAGGGGGTGACCCGAACTGTGAAATTCAAATAGAAGACTTTATGAATTTTGGGGGAGCATATCTTCTGAGTCCCATGAAATGGACTCTGAACAGGTCACCCAGAAGCATCATCACAGAATTGGGTGATGTGTCAGAGCGTTCCAAAGAAGAATGGAAGCAGAGGTTTCTTCAAGTTGCCAAGATGGTCTTGGAGATTGAAAGAGCAGGAGAGCCTGTCCTTGACCTTAATGACAGGACAAGCCCAGAACAGCCGCCAGAGATGGTCACAGGGCTTTGTTATCAGGGAACACCTTCTCTCATATTTGGAGATGGGGGAATTGGTAAATCTTTAATAGGATTATCAATTGCTACAGGAGTTCATAATGGACATGGAGTGGAGAATAGTTTTGGAGTAATTCAGGGCAATGCTCTGGTACTGGACTATGAGACTTCATGGGAAGAGACATACAGAAGAAGCAGGGACATAGTAAATGGGCTTGGCAATGGAAGCAGGATGGTTTACTACAGATATTGCTCTGCTCCTCTATATCAGGATGTGGAGAGCCTTAAAAATCAGATTGCAGACCTAGACATTAAGTTCCTTCTGATTGATTCAGCAGGGCCTGCATGTGGTGGAGAACCAGAGAACGCAAATTCCACTTTAAAGTTCTTTAATGCCCTGAGAAGTTTAACTGATTCAGAGCAACCATTGACCACATTAACACTGGCTCATGTCACCAAGGTTGGAAGCAATGGGAATCCGTTTGGAAGTGTTTACTGGACTAATATGCCAAGAAATACTTTTGAATTAAAGAAAGCCCCAAACACTGATGGGAACTACATGGAGATTGCACTGCATCACAGGAAAACCAATGTGGGGAAATTATTAGACCCCAAGGCTTTCAGGGTTACTTATGAACCATCTCTTATAAGTGTGGAAAACATTGATATTAAGAAGAGTTCATTGAGCAGAGGGGAATCTATCCCCAAGCAGGTAATAAACCTCTATACAGGGGGTGCAGACGCTGACATAGTGGCAATTCTGGAACAGGATGGTGGCTTGACCACTAAAGAGATTGGACAGGCTATCCATTATGACAAGTTGGATTCCTTGCAGACATCATTAAGCAGACATGATGACTTCAAGTCCTTTACTGATGAGAGTGGACAGGCAAGATGGAGGTATGAGGGATTCTAATGAATATTAAAAAAAGAAATGCTAACAATAGAAACAGGGGAAAGTCTTATGAAAGAAGAGTAGCCGCATCAGTTGGAGGTGTGAGGAATCTGGATAAATCCAGACCCCACACAGATGTAGAAAATGCTACACATGTTTATGAAGTTAAGAGTACACAGACATCAGTTCCAGTATGGCTCAAAAAGGCTTTAGGGCAACTGGAGCAAGCCGCCACAGAGTCTGAGAAACTCCAAGGCGGCGTGGTCAAGGTCTATACCAAGGGGAGTAAGGCAAGAGCCTTTTTAATTCAGGAGATTGAGTTGCTCCAATAGGTAGAGTACCATGGATATACATGGGTAGGTTTGCTAACTCCTTCCAACCCCATGTGGCTTGTTTTAGGGCTAGGGGTTTTAGCCTTTTCTTCCCCTAGTCCTTTTTCTTTTCAAGAACTGCTTGACATATGTAAACTGTATAGATTAAGATGTACTTACATTAAGTTCAGGAGTTTAGAAATGGCAATAAATATTCATCAAGCCAAAGTAAGTTGGATTGATATCTGGTGGAACAATGAGGCTGAAATTTGGACAATCCAATTAAAAGATATTGAAGGTAATCAGGTTGGGGATGCAGGATTTACTGGAAGGAACAACCAAGCCATTAGAGATGCTAAGAACTGGAAGACCAATCTTAATGATGACAATATTCAAATATGGATTGAGCAAAGAACCAATGGGAAATACAGGTTAATTAAATAAGTATTGACATATGTAAATAAACCATGCTAGAATCTTTTCAGGTTAAGTTAAGAAATGAAAAAAAGGAGTTTTGAAATGACAGTAATAACCTTGGTGACCCTTTTCTGCAACAACCGTGATTGTGCGGTTGCGTCAGTTAATTATGACGCAAGTACCGTTGTGGAGGACTGTGACAGATGTCACAGTCCTGAGTCTGCGGTGACTCGTGAGTTGTTGAGGTGTAGTGAATGTGATGACTTTTTGTCTAAAAGGGAGGTTCTATGAGATTGGTTGCATGAACCTAAATCATGCACAAACAAGTCAATAAGTAATAGGAGTTTTTAGATATGTCTTCCTCCCCCCACTACTTGGGTGATGACCACATACAAACTAGGTTT